TAACAGCTTGCTTGCGTTGCTGTTTCTCATTGGCGGCAGTTTGAGTGACAACCTGTTGACGTTCCTTCCATAGGGAAAATAACTCGTCAGCGGCATCATAATCATACTGTTGGTCTGCCTGTACAAAAAGCTGTTGTCTAATCTTAGAACCCTTAATCCATTCAGCAAACTTCTCATCCTGCAAAATTCCCTGCATCTCAGGGTGTTTGGTTTGCAGTTTGTTCATTGCTGTAGACTGACGATATTGGTTGCTGATTTGTTCAGCTTCCTTTATCTTAGGGTGATTATTAATCGCTCTTTCGACTGCCTTGTCGGGGTCTGAGAAAAAGTCTACTTCTTCGTCAGCATTTGTTACTTGTGTTTCTTGGGTTGAGAGTTGTGTCTGGATGTAGTCATCTACAACCTTCCGCAAGTCACCTACTTCAGAACTTTGTTTACCTAAGAGTTTTTCAGCCTCTTGGTGCATCCTTACTATCTCGGCTGTTGACTTCCCTTGATACTTCTCAGGTATGTCTGATTCAGGTTGTTCAAGAGTTTCCTCTGATTGAGGGTCTTGTGCTACTTGGTTATTGATGTCATTCTCTTCTACGTCTTCCGTGGGACGCTCTTCTATTAGTCTTGCCATTATTAAACTCCGTGATTCATATCATTATGGAGGTGTATTAAGTGTAAGGGTTCTATGGTCAAGAGTTGTCCTTACGTTATAATGCTACGCCTTTGTTGCCTTCATGTGTGACTCTCTCTTTTTAACCCACTTCCGTGTTTCCTTCCAAGAGTCGCCACCGTTGATTGTAACAGGTGTAACTATTTTTCTAGCTATCAACGAACAATCTGGACATTGTACTTCGGTTGTCTCTGAATCTACAAACTTTTCATTGACATGTCCGTTGTCGCATTTGAAGTCAAACATAAACCTCATTAGTCTATTTCTACTTCTTCTTCATCTTGCTCTTGTTTAGCTGTTTCTATCTGTGCTTCTAGGTTCAGCATATTAGCCATGACTACAAGTTGTCCCTTACGAAAGTAAAGGTCTTTGTCATCTTGACAGGCTTCTACTGAATTGACGTTCTCAGCACTTCCCTTCATGTCCTGCATTAAGTTCTTCCATCCGTCTGAACGGAACATCTCTTCAAAGGAACGATAGTACTTCTCTAGTTCTACATCAGTCATTTACTGTTTCTCCTTAATGGACAGTCTTTATTGTTAATTTATATAATATACTTAAGTATACTATAGGAATATTATACCATATTTGGTCACAAAAGTCAAGAACTATTTTCTATGTCTTGCTGTTTTCTTTGCAATCTTCTTAGGTTGTTTACTTACTTGTTTACCTGCTTTGGTGTCAGCACGTTTCTTCCGTGTCGTAGCGGCATATTCCTTCTTGGTCAAAGCCTGACGAGCCTTCTTGGGCAGATAGCGTTCACCTGTAGCTTTCTTACCCTGTGTGCTAGGCTTGCCAGACTTAGTACCCCACTCTTCCTTAGTCCACTTCTTCAGGCTTTTCTGTGACTTCTTTAGCGGCATTACCTGTACCCTCCACCTTTAGCTTTGTACTCCTTAGCGAGCATCTGTGCCTTCCTAGCAGACCACTGTCCTGCCTTACCACCCTTAGTACCTGCTTTAATCTTATTAAACAAGTTCTTACGCATGGTAGGCTTAGTGTAGTTACCCGCCTTATTTACTGTGGATTTCTTTTTAACAGGCATAATTACTTGCCTTTTTTCATTGGCTTCTTTTTAGGTTTAACTGCTGTCTTCTTCTTAGGTGGTCTTCCGACTTTACTACCGTATGTACCTTTACCGTATGGCATGACTATCTCCTCTTTACCATTTTGATTTATTTGCCCAGTAAGCCGCAGACATTTTACCTTTGGCTATATTCTTGGCGTGTCTTGCTTTAAAAGATTTACGTCTTGCTTTCTCAGATGCAGTCTGTGGGTTCTTACCTGCACCTGAAACTCCCTGTTGACCATAGCGTATAGTCTTAACCTTGTCACCTTCCTTAGCTACTACTACGTGAGACTTAGTAGGGTGCTTTGGTGTACGCTTTGGCTTGTTGTAGCCAGAGACTCCTGCTCTAGCTAGTCTTGGGTCTGGTTTTTTTGCGGGCATTAGGCTTCTCCTTGCGGGATTCCTTGAGGTCTCGGACCTCTGCTTCCAATTCCGCTAGTCTCTTGAATGTTTGGCTGAAGGCTTGGTTGACTTGCTCTATTGCTTCGTTGAACTTGTGCTGTGTCAGCATTAGGTTTTCCTTGTTCTTTGACAGCTACTTCACGTTCTTTTAGTAACTGCTCTGATATTTTAAGACGCTTCTGGAACTCTTTGTCATCCGCATCTCCCTCTTTGATATTGGTCGTAATTGCTTTGATACGGTCAATCTCAAGTTCCTGTGGTACAGCCTGAGCCTCTGCCGCAAGTTTCTGTGCGCGAGCCTGTGACTCTGTAGCCTGACCTTGTAATGCCGCAGTCTGTGACTGTTGAAATGCCATTTGTGCTTGTTGCATAGCTTGTTGTGCTTGCTGTGCTTGTGGGTTAGGCTGATTAGCTTGTTGTAAAGACATGATAAGTTCTTCACGGTTGGACAAGTTCATGTTGTCTACAATGGACATAATCAATTGTGAGTACATTGGATTGTCTTGTTGCATGGTCTGTAGTAACTGTACTAGTTGAGTAACTTCATACTCACGAGCAATGATACCTAGACTGCTAGATGTGTGGAACTTATAGTCCGCAACAGGATAACGCTCAGGGTTAAACTGCATATAGCGATGCGCGGCTTTAGTTATGAAGGGAATAAGGAATGATTCTTGGAAGTTAATCAATGTACGTTTATGACGTTTAATAATAGCACCGAGGCTCATAGAGATACCCGCGGCAGTTGACTCACCATTAATAGAACCAGAGATACCCGCTGAATCAATAGCACCTGTAGCTGTCTGTACCATCTTCTGTAGTTCAGCGGCTTGTGCAAACGTAACCTGACTAACATTACCAAAGTTAAGAGGCTGTAGGACTTCAGAAGGGTTGCCGTTGGTCAAGATAGTCTTACCTGCACGTACCTCAGCACGAGAACCTCTAGGCATACGTGTAGCATCGATAGCCATCATAGGGTGTATAGTCAATGCAAGAGCATCGATTCTGGCTCGTATTTCAGCGTCTAACGCCTTTTGAGAGTTATACCCTTTCTCACATACCCCTCTGCCCCAGAAACGGCTAGGAACGACATCCCACGGGAATGCAACGATTGGTCTGTCACCCATCATGTATGGATTAGCTTCCGCTTTAAGTAACGTACCGTCATTAGCAATAATAACAATAGCTTCTACGTAGTATGTATCTTCATCTTCATCAGGGGCGACTAGTTCTTCTACTTCTTCTGCTTCTTCTTCTTCTTGTGCCGCTTTTAATAGATGACGAGGTACTAAACCGTAGTACTTAGTTAAGCGCACTTTATCGTCTTCAAACACTGACAAATCTTTATCTGGTTCAATGTCGAAGTCTGGTGCGGCAGAACCTACATATACGTTACGATATACACCTTGTTCCTGTAACTGGTCTACTAGGTGTGTAGGTACGAACTCATCTACAGCACAACCTAATGCTTCCTCAATGGAGGTAGCTAGTGGGTCTATTAAGAAGTTCTGTGGCATTACTGGTCGTAGCTTTACGCAGGTCTTATCTACGATGTTGACACCAACTGCTTGTAAATCCCCACCCATTACAGGTTGTGTTGCAGGTTGAAACTCTTTCTCTTCCTCTAGGACTACCTCAGCAATCCCTGTACCGAATACAGCCGCGTTGATAAGGCACTCAGCTACGCTCTTACGTATCTTATTCTTTTTGAAATCTTTGTATAGGACTTCACGTAACATGGCTATATCACGCTTCTCTTGGTCCGCTACGTCATCCTCAATGTCAAACCACTTGCCACGACCAAAGGTAGCTTCCTCTAGTTCCGCAACGGATGACTCAACTGCTTGTTGTAAGGCAGGAGAGATAATCTTAGAGCGTTCTGTTTGTCTAGTCTTATCCTGTACCGCCCATTGTCCACGCCACAAGCGGTAGTACTCATCAAACTTCTCCGAGTAGTTAGACTCAAAGTGGTCACGCCAGCTTGTACATTTATCAATGACCCATCCTTCTAGGTCTTGCTCAATCGTTAGTTCCTGCTTGTCCTCTAGTAACATATTAGTACCCTGCGTATGTGTCTAAAAATTCATAGTCTTCTTCTACATAATCTGATGTGTAGGCTATGTTAGCCAGTTGGTCTATGTAAGCCAACGAATCAATCAAGTCATCATGTACAAGCTGATTAGGGAATTGGAATAACTCATCTAGGAACGTAGCATTCCATTCACCCTTGTTAAGTGTTATCTTACCGTGTTCAAACCTACCTTGTAAAGCCCAGACTACCCTATCGGTTTTCTTCTTGTTACCGTGTGTTAATTCTTCTATTCTAAAGAATCTATTGTTGGACTTCATTAGGTCTGAGATGTATGGGAATACAGCGTTCTTTAACGCCCCTTTCTCAATCCCGACAGCCACAGGTTGATAGTCCCGTACAGCTTCAAAGATTTTACGTGCAGTTTGTTCCACACCCCATCTACCATATATGATGTCAGCGACCCACCAACCTTCTTCACTTGCTTTAACAACTGAGATAGCCGTTTGGTCAAGTCGTTTAGTTTTAGTTGTAGCCTTTGCCACATCAGCGAAACCTGCCAAATCAACAGCAATATAGTACTGACCAATCTGGGGTTCTTCTTCAGAAAATTGAACGTACTCTTCTTTAAATAACTCACTGCCTTGTGCCTCAAAGGATGCCATGAACTCCTGACGGAAACTGAAGGAGGACATAGAGTTCTTAGCCGCTTCAATCTCTTCAGGGTCTAGTAGTGGATTATCATAACTTGTAAAGTGATAACCCGCGAACGTAGGGTCTTCACCGATACAAGCATACGTATATAAGTCATAGAAGTGATTACGTCCCATTGGCGTACCAATGAACAACGCATCACCCTTTTGGTCAGCTAGTGCAGGTCTAAGGATTTGCTCCCAGACCTCTGGTTTCATATCTGCATACTCATCCATAACAAGGAACTTAAGACTGACACCACGCATGGTTTCTGGTCTATCCGCACCTTTGAGTGCTATGGTTGCACCGTTGACTAGCTTTATTTGTAAGTTATTAACGTGACTGGTAGCTATTACAGGATTACCTATCTCAAGTAACACCTGCCACATAATGTCCCTAGCCTGACCCTGAGTAGGTGCAACGTAAAAGACATGACCCTTCTCAGTTTGTAATGCCCTGATGATTAACATCCAAGCGGCTAGACGGGACTTGCCTGTACGTCTACCTGCGGCTATGACCTTGAATCTAGTCTCATCTTCAATTACTGTTTGTTGCCACGGTAGTAACGAAACATTAAGTTCCGTCATTTAGTAGGTCCACATTACAAAAGGGGTTGTATCGTCAGGACTGCGGATATCAACATGGACGAAGCCACGAGCAACTCCCACACCTGTGAATCCAAGCGCGATAGCCTTCTCAACGATTTTAAAACGCTGTAAACCGTTGTTGACTTTAATGTCTGCGGCAATGCCTTGTGCATGAGTTCCTGTTCCTGGTTTTGCTTTCTTTGCTTCTACTGGGTGTGTTTTATCTCTATAGCCTGACGTTATTACAAAGGGAAAACCACAGGCTTCTCTGAGTTCATCTAACTTATCAATCAACTCAGAACTTATCTCATTCTTACCTGTGTACTGACAGGCAAACTCTTCTTCATTAAAGTACTTAGCCATTATTCTATGATTTCCCCA